AGGCTGTTCCGTTTATAGCCATTTTGTTCTCCTAACTATTTAATCCTCTATCAACTGCTTGGTAGCCTTCAAGTAGGATTATATCAATTTTATATTATTTATATTATTTTTTGAAGGACTTGAGAATTGAACCCCAATTATCTCTTTTATCTTGAGGATCCATTTTGGTCCAATCTGTAACTTTATTACCACTTACATCTCTTATTGGTTGAGTTGAGTTGGTATTTACAGATTGAGGCTTCTGCACTTTTGATAAATGTTTCCTTAATTGACCATTACTTAAAGATCCATAAACTTCTTTGTCTTGGTCATCTAATTGAGATATTAAGTCCTCTCGTTCCTTTGCTTCTTTTTCAGCATAAACATTAAGTTTTTCTTCGTATGTAGATACTTTAGAACTTAGTTCAGCATTTAATTCTTTATACTTACCTTGTTCTTCTAATCTCTTAACACGATTTGCTTCATCTTTTGCATCTCTTTCTTTTAATTTGGCTTCTAACTCTTTCTTTTGTTTAGTTACCTCATTAAAACGAGCATAAGGAATCGAATCAACAGTATTATTATCGCTGTCTGTTGCTTCAACGGAAACATTTTCGTCTGTTTGGACGGAATCAGTTTTGACACCTTGATTGTCGGTGGTTGGATTTTGGTCTGAATTTTTCATTATTCTTCCTTGTAATTTATTATTGTTTTAGGGTTAAATTCAACTATTATTTTAATATTACTTTTTTTAATGCTTCTTCAACTGCTTCATAAACTGCATTTAATACTTTTTCTTCAGTATCTTCGTTTATAAAAGGAACATCTACTTTTTTATTTAAAGCATCTATTACTTTATGTTTAGTTTCATCACTAAATAGATAATCAACTATTAACTCTTTAATATCCATTATTTTCTCCTATTTGTTTTCTTGCTTTTTTTAGGCTTTTTCTTTTTGCCCATTTTCTTCTTTCTAATTCCATCATTTAAATTGGCCATTATTTTCTCCTATTTGTTTTCTAATTTAGATACCTTATCTTCAAGTATCTTTACTTTTCTATCTAATTCATTTTCTTTAAATACATAATCCATAATTAATGTTAATACTTTAGGAGATAGCATTTTAACTATTGTTGGTATAAATATTCCCATTATATTCTTTCTAATATCTTTTTGCCTATAAATACTAATAATATTACTCCTAATACTGTTATTACATCTATTAAATGATTTCCACTATCACTTTCTATGGATCCAATAGGAGTCTCTATTTTAACACTTTTAGGTTTATTCATTTTTCTCTTGTTCCATTATTCTCATGATTTTATCAGTATTTTCATCTTTTCTTGCATATATTTCTATTAATGATTTATATATACCATGAAACTTTTTAACTTCCATTTGAACCAACTTTTGTTGATCAATAAGTTTAATAATAATACCTTCCAACCTCTTGAAGTCTTGGTCTAATTCTTGCATTAGAGTTTGTTGAATGAACCTGTTCTGTTTCCATATATAGAATCCGAATGCTATTGTCATTGCAACGGGTATTCCAAATTGTTCCAATATTACAAAAATATCCATTATCTTTTACTTCCATTTAATTCCTCTCCCCACAACATTGTTTTTCCTTTTATTATTTCTACTACCTGAACCATATAATTACCATTAGGTAAAAAATGTATAATAGCAAAGGCATGATTCCAATTTGTTAAGTTTCCTCTAAGCCAATCTTCATCTTCTTCAATATTTTTAAGACAACCTAAACTCCAAGCAGATATAGTCCCTCCTAATGAGGTATGAGTATATCTTTGTAAATCGTGAGTATGTCCATACATAACACTTTCTCCATACATTGTAAGGTGTGCTTTTGCATGGTGCATACCTGTTCTATGTCCATGAGTAAAGTTTAATTTGCCTATCTTTAATAATTTCTTTCTAAAATAAGGGTGGAACTCATATCCTCTTTCTTCTAATCTTAAAGCATTCTGAGTTGTATATTCATCTAAATAAGGATATTTCATAACAAAATTATCAAGCCATACTTCATGGTTACCTTGTACAAAATGTCTTTCTTTACAACCAACCTCATCTAATGCTCTATCTATTTGGTTCATTCCCTTATTTACCGCCTTAACATCTTTGTCAAGTAATGGTATTAAATCTTCTAATGGTTTAGCATGTCTGCCTTTCCAATAATGTTTACTAAAATATGCCCATTCTCCTGTATCTCCTAAATCAATGTATATATCAGGTTTAACTATTTTGATTGCTTGACATACTACATTGATTGCTTTTTGGTCCTGTTGTGGAAAATGCTTATCAGGGGTAACAATCGCAGTTCGTATCATTTTCTTCCTTCCGTTGCTTTTTTGTATTTGATTGGCTGTTCCAAATTCTCCCCCTGATATTGAATTGGAACTAATTGACAAT